GCCACCCCGGGAGTTTTAATCCCAACCCACCACTAGTGTGTGGTGGCCCAACGGCGTTTAAGTGTGACTGCGCCGTGCAGTGCAGATCGATCCAAATGTTGGCGATCAACTGACAAAACGTCCTCTAAGGACGCTTTAGCAGAGAAAGCTTTCAGAAGATCGGCCGTGGAACCAGACCGTTTGGTTTCATGCTTATCAGTGGTAACGGAAGGACTATGTCCATGCTGAATATCAGCGTCTAATTTCTTAGACCCGCGTTCCATCTTGATCATGCACTTCATCAAAGCAGCCCACCCATCCAGCTCATCAGAGCGATAAACTGGACTCGGTTTCCAACCGTTTACTTCAAACCGTTGAAAAGACTGTTTGGATACCTCGTCACTCTGTGAAGAGGTCCAGTCGATGCACCCACAAGAATATCGTGAGTACATCTTAGGATGTTTAGCAGATACCTGCCAACGCCCAACAGACTCGAAACCGAGAAATGAGTACCGGCCAATCACGCTAGAAGTCTCACGGACATAGGGCAAAGGCCCTATAATCTTCTCTAATCTTCTGAAGATTAGAGACGCTGTCTGCCAATACCCCTTCAAGTAGAAGAGGTTGGCAGTAGCACACCAGGAGATAATACTAGCGTGATCTCGCTTGTTCTCAGGACACGGTTTACGGATATATGTAGGTGTAACCTCATAACCCGAGTACGCATCTACGCCACATGACTCTCTAAAGCTTCCGCGATAGAAAGTCTTATTGACGTTTACCTTACAATTGTACTTTTGTAGGTAATCGAGAACAACATCCGCATTCGTGGATGGCACGATAATATCGTCGCCATACACGTACACGCGACGCGAAACCTTAAAACAGTTTCGCTGCGTGTAGGAAAGGTTACTGCAGTCCAGCAAAGCAACTACACAGATCGTGTAGAAGTACATTGCTTCCACTGGAAAGCAAAGAGCGCTACCCATCGACGCAAATTTTCTGAGAGGATCGATTAATCGACCATCAGGGAGTTGCGCCTTACTCGAACGACATGACATGATGGAATCCCTTAAATCGGGATTGCCATCAAACATTCTCATGGCAAGGTCTAGAGGAACTCTATCGCTCGCTTCCGAGAGATCGATCGTTGCTAATCGACCGCTGTTCGAAGAATACATCGCTAATCGTTGATTGATTGTTTGGTCACGAAAATTCACGTGCCTCTTAGTCAACCAAAATGACTCAAGCTTATCGTAAAGATAATCTCGAATCCCCTGCTGCGCATATTGCATGCAGACAGGTTCGATAGCGATCACACGGGGAGATTTCAATGTTTTAGGAACAAATACAACCTTAACTGGTTGCTCTTGATCCTCTGATACCATCGTGACAATTTCGAGCTCCTTCGAATCGAGGGGCACCCCTAACGGGTATGCCATGTCGACAAGAGGGAAGTATGGCTCGAGACGATGATGCCAGCGTTGCCAAACATACTTCTGGTTACCAGAAATTTGTTCGGCGGTAGCCCCTGGACCATGCTTTGGAGTAACGTGGGAAGGATTAAAATCCCTAACCATATTATCCCAGAGCAAACGAGAAACAGCCAAAAACTTGGCTTGAAACTCGCTAGGGACCGAAAACGATTTGAAATCGTGCTCAATTTCGTAAAAGCTATCGGCGGCAGCTTGTTCCCTTTCGGGGGTGCATGCAAACTCCACTTTGCTGAACGTACGGCATATTTGCCGTACAGATTCAACAATAGTAGAAATATCACCGGTAGCCAGTCCTTCAGCTCTTGTATTACGAGTTGGGGGTTCATACGATATTACCTTTCCTGTCTTTCTGTCGAAAATTCGGCTGGTCATACCTTGCAAAAATGCAGGGATTGACCCATGTTTCACACGTTTAAAACCGTAGAAACATGTTGAGCCGATACCTCCAAGTTCCAAAGCTCTTTCGAAATCTTTGGAAAATTGGGGGAGGGTAATCGTTAAAAACGAAAGCCCTTCATTTTCGACCCGTGACTTAATTGTTTCTAGGTCACGTAAAGCAGAGACATCAGCGGAACACTTGGCCGAAGCATCTCTATAGATGGCTTCAACCACTTCTAGATAGTCACTTAACTTGCTTTTCATGTTGTCCACCTCATTCGGAGGTACAGCATCAAGCCACTTAAGTGCCAGACAGCTCCAGGCATATGCCAAGGAGTCAAACAGATTGACGTAGATGGGCGGAGGGGAATCGAACCCCTGATCCGTTGCTGGTTCTCCAGCAGGGATCCTCCAAGCACGCCCAAACAACGTTCACACGACTAAATTCATCGCGCGATTTTCGCTGTTCAAACTCCTCTCGAGCCGTTCGATAAACATAACGTACGTTTACGTTATAGTTTGATAAGATCTCCTCCTGTTTAGGAGTGAGTTCGAACAAACCAGAACGCAGCTCATCGATAAGAGGTAGCTCGAATGGTTTCCCATACACTTCTTTAGAGTAGTGTTGGTAGGCCAATTTTAGTGCCTCTTTTACTAGTGCTTTTAAAGCACCAGTAGACATAGGAATTTTCACAGGATAATCTCCTTTACGCACGAAGCGTAATTTGTATTTACGATTCGGAACCGTAAAGTTTAGCGATCGTCGTGCCGCCAGTGATGTAGGACGCATGTCCTGCAACAAGGTCCGTGACCTCTGTCAGCGAAAACCCAGTGATGGGTCGTTCGATAACAGTGTACACGCTTAAAGTTTGCCAGTCCGTCACACCTGTGACAGGATCGGTCTTTAAGGCCCTTTGGTCTGTACGCACCATGCTTCTGATCCGAACCCCGCTAGGGGTATGCGCGATTTTTAAAGTCACGCTCTGATCATTCGCCTGATACGTACCCGACAGACCCTCACTCTTAATACGAGGGAGGGCGTGGGCTACCGTGGCGATAGTAACTGTTTGTGGGTCTGAAAACATAAAGTGTTTGACTCTCCAGAATTGTAGAGTTGACCACCCTCAGGCCCGTCCTTTCTAAAGGGACAAGCTTAGTTAAGAGAAGTGGTAGAATATCCTAGTGTGTGGCATAACTCTTTCGAGTAATCCCCAAAGCTGCTAGGATAGCCAAACGCTTGGGAGACAAATTGTCCCAAGTGAGCTGAAAACCGTATGGACTATCAGCACTGACTCTTTGCTTAGAGCTAAAACTCCGCTCAAAAGTAAGAGTCTTCAAGCCCTCCGCTAGCGGCAGTTTTATTTCAAAAACTTGCCGTTTATGCATATGGGCAGTGATGTAAAAGTAGGCCGCGGCTACTTGGTCTTCGTAGGTGTCCGACATGCGCTCAATATATGCGCCTAAGTTGAACACCCAGTCAGATAGCCACGTCCAGGGAGTAGCTTGCCAAACATGATATGGACTTACTTCGAGACCGTAAATTTTTACGTATCTCATTACCTTATTCCAGGCGGATGAATAATCCGGTAAGGTCACATCAAATTCGGGGCGATAAAATCTGAACTTGCCAGACGCGTGAATAGACAGGTCGTAATGATCTGTTATCTTCCACGAAGGCGGTCCAGTAAAGAAGTCAGCAGGCATGTTCGTCGGAAAACAGGGTATCGAGTAACTAGTATAGTTAACCGGTAACTGAACTTCCTGAACAACCGAGACTTCCTCGTCCTTCTGCACTTTGACACGACGCCGTGTCCAGCGACCATTATCATCAGTTAATTTCTTGATGATAGTTTTCGCATCTAGCCATGTCAAGAAAAAGTTCTTGAGATCGCCTAGGAACGGCGCCCAACCAAATTGCTGGTTGAGGAACTGATCAGCCAAATCTCGAACGCCCATATTTCTGGACGATAACGAGGACCCATGAAGAACAACGTTCCCGAAGTCGGTACTAACCGTCTTACGGACGTTATCCTTCCACGCTAGCCCAAAGGCTTTTGCGGAAGTTTCTATCATAGGGTATGTTTCTTTGATTTCCCGAAGGAAAACATAGAGGCTGGCCATTTCCAACTTCGGCTTGGCACTACGCCAAGCCCGGTCAAAGTAGGCTGCTACGTTGGGCAGAAGCGTATTGTTAACACCACCGTATCCGAATAGGCCATTAGCCCATCCGGACCAGTAAGAATTAGGAGGAAGACAAAAGCCTCCCTCATATCTTCTGGTACCTGTGGTATTGTAATACACACCTGACTCTAGGACTCCCTTATCGGGTAGTCCCGTCACATAACTTTGATTCAAAAACGGTCCGCCGACTTCATACCATCTTGAATCGCGATTTTTGTCGCGCTTCGATTTGGCATGATGCGTAATTGGGTGTATTTCATCCCAAGTATGCTCGACGGTCCGCAATGACTCGTAGTCGTTGACATAAGTCTGAACGCCGTATGGGTTACCCCATCCGACGTCGACAAGAACGCCATTATGATACTCTTGCAATTTATCTCTAAAATGCCCGAGTACAGTTGGCGTTGTCGTTACGAATGATGGTTTCCCATCGATGTTCGTAACTCTAAAACGGTGACGTGTATCAGCCAAAGCTAAACCCTCCATACGAAAGTTGTGATTAGCCGAAAAGGCAAATTGCTTAGAGACCCTCCGGATCAGACCAGCACATTAGCTGGATTCTGCCTTATCGGAATCTCGTATTCTGCAATCACAACCTTTTACAGGAAACATCATCCCTGATGTCTCAGAGTGCCCCGAGG